TTCCTGTTCTGTGTGATATGGCCGCAGGTGATATTGCAGACTTCGTCGATGCTGTTATTTCATATCGGTCATTTATCGTGGTACGGGAATGCCGACGATGTTTACCAGTGAATCACTTCTTGCTAAGACCATGCTTTTGAAGGACACTCTTGGGCGTCGTATTTACACGTCTCTTGATCAGCTTGCTACTGAGCTTCGTGTTTCTTCAATTGTTCCAGTTGATATTTTCGATCCAGCTGCTGGTGCTGGCGCCGTTTTGGCGATCATTGTGAATATGAACGACTATGTACTTGGTTCCGATAAGGGTGGACAAGTCAGTCTGTTTGACGATTTCGATATCGATTATAACCAGTACAAGTATCTCATTGAGGCTCGGTGCTCGGGAGCTCTTGTCAAGCTCAAGTCAGCTTTGGTTGTTAAGCAAGGTACGTTCGTTGCGCCGCCAGCTGGAACCGGGCATGTTATTGTTCCTGAGCCGGCCAATGAACGACAGAGTGATCCTCCCGTTCATGGATCGCTTCCTCCTGAAATTATCGTTGGAACAGCAGCTAAGGGTAAGTCCGACAGTGGGGACTCTTCTCCTAAGTAATAAAGGAGAGTTAAGATGGCTAGATTCTACGATGTAGTTGGTTACGGAGAATCTGTAGAAACTCCTGTTGCTTCTGGTGTTTGGGTTGACGTTATTACCGAAGTTCCATATTATGGTGATGTTATTCGAAATACACGAAAACTGGAATCAGGAGAAAGTCTTAACGATGATATTACTGTTGGTAATTCAGTAAGTATTGTCGCTGATGACTACGCCATCGAACATTTCTCTAAGATCAAATACGTGCGATGGGCGGGGACTCTTTGGACGGTCAGAAATGTTGAAGTCAAGAGTCCTCGTCTCATCATGAGTTTAGGGAGTGTTTATAATGGACAAACGCCTACAACTCCAAGCACTGTTAGTTAGTATTTCTGGGATCAATAATGTGTATTTTCAACCACCGCCTTCTGTTCAAATGGAATATCCTTGCATTATTTATAGACGAGATTATGAGTTAACTAATCATGCCGATGATCTTCCATATAAGCATAGAAAGCGTTATTTGGTAACAGTAATCGATAGAGATCCAGACAGTGATATTGGCGATAAAATTGCGACACTACCGTTATGCGTATTTGATCGATTCTATACAGCCGATAACCTAAATCACGATGTGTACAAACTTTTCTTCTAAGGAGAAGCACAATGCCCGCACTTGTCTGGGATCTTGTTGGTGAACGTTTCTACGAAACCGGCATTGATCATGGTGTTCTGTACATTCCAGATGCAACTGGTGTTTATGCTACTGGTGTTGCTTGGAATGGACTTACTAGCATTTCGGAAACTCCCACTGGAGCAGAACCAAATGCACAATATGCTGATAACATTAAGTATCTGAACATTATCTCGGTTGAGGAATTTGGCGCAACGCTAGAAGCGTTTACTTATCCAGAAGAATTCGCTGAATTCGATGGTCTTGCTGTTCCAGATGCTGGTGTTTTTGTTGGTCAGCAGCCTCGTAAAACCTTTGGATTGTCATACCGCACTAAGGTGGGTAATGATCTCGAAGGTGATGCGCTTGGATACAAGTTGCATCTTGTTTATGGATGTGTTGCTAGTCCTTCGGAAAAGGCTTATAACACTATTAATGATTCGCCAGAAGCTATTACCTTTAGCTGGGAGATTTCAACAACTCCTGTTCCTGTAACTGGTTATAATCCAACCTCGCTTATTGTGGTTGACTCAGTTACTGCAGATGCTACAGGTCTTGCTTCACTTGAAGATCTGTTGTATGGCGATGTCACTGCAGCTAAGCTTCCTACGCCTGATGAAGTATTGGCGCTCTTCCCTGGAGTTATGACAGCAGTAGCTTCTGAAAGGAAGCGTCCTCCTGTAACTCCTCCTGAATCATCTAGTTAATCTTGATAGGAGATCAGAGAATGCTTAAGTTGATTGTTCATGGAACAGAATACTTTAATGAAGAAACAGAAACTTTCGAAGTCGTCGAAAGTATTGAATTGGAGTTAGAGCATTCTCTGATCTCACTGTCAAAATGGGAGTCAAAATTTCAAAGACCTTTTTTGACACAAGATTCAAAAACTACAGAAGAAATTCTTTCGTATATTGAAGCTATGATTTTAACCCCAAATTTCCCCGGGGGAATTATTGATAAACTTAATCAACAAAATTTAAATGAAATTAATGATTACATTGAATCAAAACAATCAGCAACCACATTTGGGTCAATGCCAGAACGTCGAGGAAGAGGTGAGATAATCACTTCGGAATTAATTTATTATTGGATGGTGGCATTTAACATTCCATTTGAATGTGAGCGATGGCATCTTAATAGACTATTTTCGTTAATTCGTATATGTAACATTAAGAATTCGAAACCAAAGAAGATGTCTCGTAACGAAATTGCGCAAAGAAATCGTGATTTAAATGCTCGACGTAAAGCTGAATTGGGTACAAGTGGTTGACTGGAGGTAACATGGCAGCGCTTGTTTGGGATGAAATTGGTCAACGTTTTTATGAAACTGGCGTAAGTAAGGCTGTCTTTTATGATGAAGTTGGTTATGGAACAGTTTGGAACGGTCTTATAGCTATTGAAGAAGCTGTGTCATCTGAAGTTCAAGCCATTCATTTCGATGGTTTGAAATTCAATGATATTGTAACGGTTGGTGATTTCTCTGCTATTATGCGAGCTTGGACTTATCCAGACGAATTTCTACCATATGAAGGAATTTTAGAAGAACAAGCTGGTTTCTTTGTTACCAATCAGCCTGTAAGTAGATTTGGATTATCATATCAAACTAAGATTGGCAATGATATTGAAGGTACAGAACTTGGTTATAAGCTTCATATTTTGTATAATTTAACTGCTATTCCAGCTCAAAAATCTTATCGAACTATGTCATTAGATATAGAACCGATGGAATTTGAATGGACTCTTACAGCAATTCCAGATGCAATTGAAAATTTTAGACCCACTGCGCATGTTATATTTGATAGTACTAAAATGGATTCTTGGTTACTCGAGGATCTTGAGAATATTCTTTATGGTGATGAAGATAGTCCTCCTTATCTTCCTCCGTTGAAAGGTCTTGCCACTTTTATTAGAAAATGGGATCGACTTATCATTACAGATCATGGTGATGGAACGTGGTCGGCAGAATCTCCTCGTGAGGGTCAAATTATTATGCTTGACGAAACTACATTTGAGATTACAGCTGATACTGCAATTTATTTGGATCCGGAGACATATGAAATTAGTAGTAGTGATAAGAATGAGGAGGATGTATGGCCACCGTGACAGGATTTACTTCCGAACGTATGCTTGAAATTGAGGAGTCTACTGTAGTTGATGGTGAGATTCAAGGTGATAATCTTATTCTAATGACTAGAGGTGGTACTCCAATTGATGCGGGTAATGTTCGTGGGGCTCAAGGTGCTCAAGGACCTGTTGGTGTTACACATGTTATTCAAGATGAAGGAGTAATTCAACCTACACAACCTGCTCTCAATTTTGTTGGTGGTGGAGTTGTAGTCAATGATGATCCAGCAAATACTAGAACTATAATTACAGTTCCAGCTCCAGTGTATCCAACACCTGGCCATGTAATTCAAAATGAGGGCGCTAATGTTACACCACGAAATGGTTTGAATTTTGTTGGAAAAGGAATTGATCTTGTTGATGATCTTGCTAATAATCGTACAAATGTAGTTCCTATTCCACCAGCTGTACATGTTGATTGTTCTAATGATACTTGGGAATCTGGTGATATTACAAACTGGATTAGTTTGTGGAGTTATGGTTTTTATGCTACCGTAAATCATTGGTATCAGGTTCAATGGGTAGGAAGTGTTGTTAGTAGAATTGCTAATAGCGCCCCGCAAGGTGCTTCTGTTCGTATTATGTATGATGGTCCTAATGAAGCTGCTTATCAAGCTAATATGCAAGATATTTATCTTCCTGCCGCAGCAGTTGTTATGCCGTTTAATATATCAGCATTAGTTAAGGCACCGTCAAGTGGTGATGCACTTTATAATATTCAAGTATCAAAAGCTTGGTGGTCTTCAGTAGCTATTAGAATTACAAGAATTCCTTCACAGCCCCAATTCATCATCGTCAAAGATCTTGGAGTCTACCCATGAGCTACAATTCCCTTAATGCGCAATCAAACGATGAGGCTTTGATGGCAAGAGTAAATTCTTGTTTGCATCAAGAAGCTAGAGTAAATCCGGCATTTCAAAATACAGTTGTAGCAGATCAAATTCGACGAGGTATTTTTGCTGGAACATTAGAGATTATGTGGGATGTTTGCATTGATACAGAAGAAGCATATGAATATGCATTGAACGTTCCTGTAGAAAATCCCGGAGCTGATGAAACGGTTATTACGGATGCAGCTATTCTTTCTTCGGTTCAACTTCATTGGCCAGATGATCCTACTTAATAGATAGGACAATGTCCATGATCTATGTAACATCTCACGGTGATTTCAAGAAAACTACTAAGTTTTTAGAATTCATGAAGAGTGGGGATTTATATGATAATCTTGATCGATATGGACGTCAAGGAGTAGATGCTCTTTCTCGTGCCACTCCTCGAGATACTGGAGAAACAGCTCAATCTTGGGGGTATCAAGTTGGTCATACAAATGGTAGATATTCTATAAGTTGGTTCAATACTCATAAGGAAAGTGGAGTAAATATTGCTGTCATTATCCAATATGGCCATGGTACTGGAACGGGCGGTTGGGTAGAAGGACGAGACTATATTAACCCGGCAATTCAACCACTATTCGACAAGATCGTAGACGATATTTGGAGGCAGGTGAAAAATGGCTAGTGTAGATGATCGCATTGTGCGGATGGAATTCGACAATGCTGCCTTCGAACGAAAAATAGATGCTACGATCGCCAGCCTTGCAAAGCTGGACAAGTCTCTCAAATTTGATGGTGCTAAGCAAGGTCTTTCAGAAGTTAGTTCTATTGTCGATAAATTTAGTCTCGGCAAGATGGGAACTGTAATTGAAGGTGTTAGTTCTAAATTTCTAGCGCTTGGTACAATTGCCGTTACAATTCTTGCTCAAATTACTTCTAAAGCGCTTTCTACTGGTGTTCAATTAGCTAAGTCACTTAGCTTGGATCAAATCATCTCGGGTTTCCGAGAATATGAACAGAATATGAATTCGATTCAAACTATTCTAGCTAATACTAAGGCTGATGGTACAAATCTTGGACAAGTTAATGATGCCCTTGCTGAGTTGAATGAATACGCCGATAAAACAATTTATAATTTCGGTCAAATGACCAAGAATATTGGTACTTTTACCGCTGCTGGTGTTGATCTTGATACATCAGTTAGCGCAATTAAGGGTATCTCAAACTTGGCTGCTATTTCTGGTTCCAGTGCAGATCAAGCTGCATCTGCTATGTATCAGCTTTCACAAGCTGTTTCGACTGGTACATTGCGATTGATGGACTGGAATTCAGTAGTCAATGCTGGTATGGGTGGTGAAGTTTTCCAGAAGGCCTTGTTTGAAACTGGCAAGGCCATGCATACTATTAAAGACGTTCCAATGTCGCAGACCTTCGAAGAGTGGACGAAGGCTGGTAATTCGTTCAGAGGTTCACTTGAAGATGAGTGGCTTACAGCTGAGGTCTTGACTACAACTCTTCAGGGATTTACTGGAGAAATGACCGAGGCACAACTTACAGCTATTGGGTATACGAAAGAACAAGCAGCTGAAATTTTAGAGCTTGGTAAAACGGGTGTTGAGGCTGCAACTAAGGTTCGAACACTTACTGGCCTTATTCAGACGACGAAGGAAGCAATTGGGTCTGGATGGTCAGAATCATTCAAGATTGTGTTTGGTAACTTTGAAGAAGCAACTGCATTGTTTAGTGGTATCAGTGGTTCTATTAGTGAAATGGTGTCAAAGTCTGCGGATGCTCGTAATGAATTACTTAAGGGATGGAAGGATCTTGGTGGTAGAACACTTCTAATTGAATCTCTTAAGGAAACAATCAAGAATCTCGGAGCTATCTTAGCTCCAATTAAAGAAGCATTTCGTGATATTTTCCCACCACTAACAGCTAAACGACTTTTTGAATTGACACAAAGATTCTCGGACTTTGCAAAAGCATTGAAGCCAAGCGGCCAAACAATTGATAATATTAAACGTATATTTAAGGGATTTTTCTCAATACTAGAAATTGGTTGGACAGTTCTTAAAGAAGGCGTTAAGTTCATTAAGGATTTCGTTCTTGAACTTACAGGATTGGGTGGCGGAGCTTTTCTTGATTTTGTTGCTAACATTGGCGATTTCTTTACTGATCTGAATGCCAAACTCGTTGCTGGTGGTGGAATTAAGGCTTTCTTTAGCGATCTAACAGGATATATCAAGGTTGCTGCCGATTATCTTGTTGATATTAAGGACAAGATCATTGGTTTCTTTAAGGGAATTGACACTCCCGCATTGGATACAGCCACAGAAGCCTTTGGGCGTCTTGGTGATCGATTCTCTGGATTGAAGGATCGATTTGCTAAAGCAGCTGAATTCTTCCAACCGCTTAAGGATGCGCTAGATAAAGTTGTTGGTTGGCTTGCTGAAGCTTGGGATGCCATTAGAGATTGGTTTGCCGAGCTTGGGCAAAAGATTGCTGCCGTTATGGGTGAGGGTGATTTCGATGCAGCGGTAGATGCAATTAATGTTGCTCTTCTTGGTGGAATTGCAGCCCTGCTCGCAAAGTTTATCAAGGATGGATTTAGTTTTGATATTGGTAGTGGGTTTCTAGATAAAATTGGTAAATCATTTGAGAAGCTTACTGGTGTTTTAACTGCAATGCAAACCAATATTAAAGCTAATGCTTTGCTAAAGATTGCTGGAGCAATTGCTATTCTAACCGCTTCTGTTCTCGTTCTTTCACTAATTGATTCGGCTGCACTAACTAAGGCATTAGCAGCAATGGCAGTTGGTTTTGGTCAACTTATGGCCACCTTTGCTATTCTTAGTAAGCTATCTGCTGGTCCTATGGGTGCTACCAGTTTTGTTCTTCTTAGTACTGGACTGATCATGCTTTCCAGTGCACTTGTAATTCTATCCGGTGCTGTTGCGATTTTGGCTAATTTGAGTTGGGAAGAACTTGGAAGAGGTTTGGGTGGCGTTACCATATTGCTTGGAATCATGACAGCTGCGGTTGTTATTTTGTCCAAGAATGCTAAGGGAATGCTTCTGGTTGGCGCTGGTATGTTGGCCATTGCAACCGCAATTAGTGTTCTTGCGGGAGCTGTTGCAATTTTCGCAACGATGTCCTGGGGCGATATGGCGAAGGGATTTGCAGCTGTAGCTGCTGGACTTCTTATTATTGCTGGAGCCATGCAACTTATGCCTATAAGTATGGTTCTTACTGGCCCTGCTCTTCTTGCTATTGCAGTAGCATTGAATATTTTGGCCGCATCTTTGTTGATATTTGCAACGATGTCCTGGGGTGATTTGGCAAAGGGAATGGCAGGAATTGCTGGTGGTCTTCTCATTATTGCGGGTGCAATGCATTTGATGCCGGCTACTTTACCAATCACTGCTGTTGGATTGTTGCTTGTTAGTGTTTCTCTTATTGCTATGGCTGCAGCATTGAAGATCATGGGCAGTATGTCTTGGGCTGAAATTGGCAGAGGCCTAACTGTTATGGCAGGAGCTTTGCTTATTTTGGCTGTAGCAACAAATGCCATGACAGGAGCAATCGTAGGAGCAATTGCACTTACGGTTGTTACTGCTGCTCTTATGGGATTGGCCGTCGTTCTTAAGATATTTGCCAGTCTTAGCTGGAGTGAATTGATTCAAGGTTTAGTTGGTATTGCTGCTGTACTTGCTGTACTTGCTGTTGCGGCATTGCTTATCCAACCGATTCTTCCAGCTATGCTCGGCCTCGGTGCTGCGTTGCTTGTTATTGGCGCAGGATTTGCATTGTTCGGAGCTGGTGCATATTTGGTTGCTCGAGCATTTCAAATTCTAGCTGAAGCTGGTGAAGAGGGAGCGGCATCTCTAATCGCTACACTTAAGGCACTTGGCGGAGCTCTTCCAGCTCTTATCAGTGGATGGTATGAAGGACTACTTGAACTGATTGGTATATTTGCAAAGGCTGCGCCTGTTTTCGCTAAGGCGTTAATTGTTCTTCTTGGTCATATTCTTGACGGTCTTGTTGAATTGATTCCTAAGGCTAAGGAAGTTATCAGTACGCTTATTAGTGCTCTTATTGAGCTCGTCAAGGAAAAGTATCCAGAACTTGTGTTGGCCGGTATCGATCTTATTCTAGCTTTGCTTCAAGGAATCAGAGATCGTATTGATGATGTTATTACTGTTGTCAGTGAAATCATTAGGGAATTCCTTGATGCATTGACGGAAGAAATTCCGAAGATTGCCCAATCAGTTGCTGACTTGATTACAACGATGTGGCTTACTGTTGCTGAAACAGTTGGTAGAGTTGCTGGTACTTTACTATTTGGTGTTGGTATGGCCTTCCTAAAGGGATTCATGGATGGTGTACTTGGCGCCGAATCTGGTCCAATGAAGTGGTTCAAGGATCTTGGTGGTAAGATTCTTGGATGGATCGGTAATGTACTTAGAACTCTTTGGACCAAGGGTAGCGATTTTATTAGTGGTCTATTTAGCGGTATTACCAGTAAAGCCACTGAAGTTATTTCTTGGTTTACTAGCTTGGCTTCAAAAGTTATTAGTTGGGTCGGTAATGTAGCTCGAACTCTTTTCGATAAGGGTTGGGGACTTATTCTTGGTCTTTGGGAAGGAATTAGAGCTCAATGGACGAATGTTACTAATTGGATTGGTGATATTGGACAGAAAATCAAGGATGCTATTGGTAACGCCGGAACGTGGTTATTGGATGCTGGTAAGAAGATTATTGAGGGTTTGTTGAATGGTCTGAAGAATGGGTGGGGTGCTGTCACAAGTTGGGTTGGAGATAGAATGGAAGATCTCAAGAATGCTGTTACGCATCCTTGGGATTTGCTTTCTCCATCTAGAGTTGCAGCATATTATGGTGAAATGATTATGGTTGGTTTCCGTCAAGGTCTAGAAGACGAGTGGTCATCAGTTGATAGATTCTTGGGTAATCTTGATCCCGTTTCAAGTCTTGACCCGAATTTAGGCAATAATATGACTAATGTTGTAACGAATGCTATTACTGATATGCTTGCTCAAATTGAAGCCATGCCTGATTTGAGTCCAACGATTACTCCTGTGCTGGATCTTACTCGAGTTGCTCAAGATGCAAAGAAGCTCAGTACATATATTCAACCTAATAAATTGACTCCAATGTATTCGTATAATCAAGCACATAGTATTGCGGCTACTACATTTGCTGAAAGTGACGCCATAAAGGCACCTGCTGGAGCTGGTGAAGTAAAGTTCGAACAGAACATTTACGCACCGACACAACTGTCCACAAGTGATATTTATAAGAATACTCGTAATCAAATCACGATGGCGAAACAGGAGTTGAGTATCCCATGAGAGTAACAAACGTAAGCCTATATTCTGGAAACAGAGAAGCCATTACCTTCAGTCTAAGGGATACCAATTCATCTGATCAATATATGGTTCGAGAGATGATCGGTTTAGATGGCGAAGAACTTATTCCACGATTTTATGGATTCGGCCTTAAAACTAAACCAAAGTTTTATGATTTTAGAATGAAGCCAAGAGATATTGTAATTCGACTTGTTCTAAACCCACGATTTAATCTTGATGAATCATATTCTGATGTTCGTGATACTCTTTATCGGGCTATTTCAGCAGTTAGAACAGGATTGGTGACGTTACATTTTAATTCTGGTGGCACTACTGTTGCTAGAATTTCTGGATTCATCACGAAATTTGAAGTTCCACATTTTACTCCATTACCTGAAGTTCAACTTACAATTCGATGCGATGATCCTATATTTCGAGCTATTAATCCTGTTGTTTATGATCCATCAGAACTTAAGATAACTAATCCAATTATTCTTGCAGACAGTTTGTCAACTACACCACATGGTTTTCAGATGCAAGTTACATTCAAAGCTAATACGCCATCATTCACAATTCAGGACGAACTTACAAATCCTGAGTGGTTATTCAGAGTTATTCCAGCAGGCGGATTTTTAACTGGAGATATTCTAAACTTCTCGAGTGATTATTCTAACAAATATTTGTATATGACACGGGGTGGCATAGTAACACACTTGATTGATAAGCTTCAACCACAATCTATTTGGCCAATTATATTTCCTGGTGCTAGCACATTTTATTTTCTTGATATTGCAAACTTCAATTGGAATAAAATAGAATATTACGCCGCTTACTGGGGGGTGTAATTTGGAAATATTCAAACTTCTATCTACGTCAGATCCGACTGTATTTACAGCAGGTCAAGCAATTATAAAACCCACATCGATTATGTGGGCTGAACGATATCGTGACCCAGGCGAGTTTGAAATTATTGCCCCTCTTAGTAGTGGATTGGTAGAATTTCTTCCAATTGGTTGCTTTATTTCGCATTTAAATACACTTGAAGTTATGATTGTTGAAAATCATGAAGTTGCTGAAGATAATATTTCAGATCCATTTGTTAAAATTACAGGAAGATCATTTGAAAGTTTTCTTGAAAATCGTATTGTAGGAATGAATCAAGTTAGGGCATCTTCTACTATTTCTGAATATGCTCTTTCAGCAACAAACACATGGGTTCAAGTTGTATCTATGATTAATGATCATATTAAGAATGCGACTTATACTGATGATAATTTACCAAATGTTACAGCACTACATACTGTTACAGGAACAGGAGTTGTTGAAGCTAGAACAGTTAAACGTACTGGTCTTCATCGAGTTATTTTAGAACTACTTGAGATGGAAGACCTAGGAATTAAAACAATTCGTAGAAATCCTTTTGGTGGTCCGTCAAGTAGCTCTACTGAAACTCGTATTGTTATTCATAAAGGTAATGATAAATCTGCACAAATAATTTTCTCTTGGAAATCAGGAGATCTTGATAAAGCTGAATATTTGTGGAGTGATAAAAAGTTGAAGAATTCTGCAGTTGTTCTTGGACGATATGTTAATACAGTTGTAGATACAGCTGGAGCTACTAAATACAATCGTCGATCAGCTATTGTAACTGCTGATGATATTGATGGCCATTTAGGTGCTACACCATCAGGAGCTGTATTAACAGATGTCATTAATAAAATGCAAGTACGAGGTAGAGAAGCAATCAATTCACAAAATCGTGTTACAATCACCAGGGCAGATCTTGGTGACGTTTCAAAATATCAATATCGTAAAGATTTTGAAGTTGGTGACTTAGTTTCTCTTGATGGGAACTTTGGTCAAATTGCTGTTATGCGTATTATTGAATACGTTGAAATTTTCGATGAAAATGGTGAAAGCGGTCATCCAACATTATCACTACCAGGAGAATAATATGGATCTAATTCCTTGGCTTATAGCTATACTTGCAATTATTTGGGCATTTGCAATTTTAGTATGGTCCAAAAAAAATCGAATTGATGGTCTAATCGTAATTACTAAAGATGACGATGGGAAAAAGATATTTTCATTGGAACTTGAGACGGATCCTGATGAAATTGAGAACATGAAATTCATAACGTTCAAAGTTTCAGATCATCCATCAGAGGATCTTGATTAGCTCTTTCGCAAAATATACATCGTCTATAATGGAACTACAAAAGGAGAGAAATGTTTGGACGATTTGCAAGAAACAGGCCGTCAGTTCTGGATGAGCCTATTGGCAAAATTCTGACCGAAATGAACACGTATGGTGTTGATTCGCCAGAGTATCCAATCCTGATCGAACATCTTGACCGGTTGAACCGAATGAAGGCAGAAGAACGCCGGAATCGAATCACACCGGACACGCTGGCGATCGTGTTAGGAAATCTCTTGGGGATCTTGATCATCGTGGCATACGAGCAGAAGCATGTCATGGTCTCGAAGGGGCTGGGGTTTGTGATCAAGGCGAAAGAGCCACGCAACTAACCCGGATGTGGTGAAGAGCATAGGAATTGTGTGAGATTGAGAAATCTTACGCAGTTCCTATGTTTTTCGCTTGATCTATCAAATGGGAGGAAATCGTGAAGTATCGGGCATTTCGATCAGTTTTGCCAGTGCCATTTCTAGTGGCTGGAGCATTTCTGTTTCTTACTGGCCCAGTTTCAGCTGATGTAGTAGTTCAAGGTGGTGGAGAGGATCATTACCCAACTACTACAATGGCTGGTAGTACAAATCCGTTGACGGTTCCTACTACAGTAGAACGTAAAGTTACTATTTGCCATTTACCACCCGGTAATCCACCAAATTTCCAAATTATTAGTATTGGAATCAGTGCTTTACCGGCTCATTTGGCTCATGGTGATATTTATCCTGTTCCGGCAAGTGGAATTTGTTTTGTGGCGCCGACAACAACTGCTCCTGTAGGAACGAATCCGTTGACAGTTCCTACAACTACAACTATTCCTACGACAACTACGACATCTACAACTGTTCCTGAAGAAACTACCACAACGGTACCTCCGGGCACCACTCCATTTACAAGCCCAACAACTATTCCTACGACGACCATTCCTGGAGAAACTACTACAACTGCTCCACCAACAGTGACGGAATTTTTGTCTATTGGTAGTGCCGCAAGTGTTTGTAGTAATGATGTTCCATTTGTGGATATCACCTTTGGGAACCAACCGGAGTTCAATGGGATTGTTGGAACAATTACATTCCAAACACTAGATGGTACCTTTATTGAAGTTCATGAAGTTACTTATCAAGCAAATGAAACTGTTCGACTACTTTATCCAGGCGCAAGTTTTGATCCAGTAACTGGTGAAGCTACTGACTGGCCTGGGTGGATGTTGAATGACGATGGTTTCTGGGTGCTTGATCCAAGCGATTCAGAATTTCGAGATGGATTGATTGTTGTTGCTGAGATTAATCCTACTGCCACAACTACTATTACATATCCTCCAGAAACAGCTGCATGCAATTCACCTGAAGGACCATTTCCTGCTGGTGGACCCGGAACATCACAAAGTGGCAGTCTTCCTGAAACTGGTCTCCAAGGCCTAGGAATTGCACTTTTGCTGGTTGGGATTGCTGTTGGATTGGGTAATGCGGCTCTACAAGCAAGTCATAAACGGAACGTTTAAAGGTAATATATTGCGACTCAGCCAGAATATGATGCGATGTGCTGGCTGAGTCAGATTTACAATGATTTTAATTTTTTGCTCAAAAAACAGCCTCCACAATGCGTTCTAAGCCACGAAAAAAGTTTAAATGGTATAAAGGTGCCTAGCTTTTTAAAGGCAAAAAATCCCCCGGGGTAGGTTTTCTGAAAATGTTCGCAAGATAAACATCTACTATAATGGAACTATATTACGAAAGGAATAATCATGTTCAATCGCAAAATTCAAGTGGATGTTGTGAAGAAGGAGAAGTCGAAAGCACTCGAGACTGACAAGTCTGATATCGGGTTCGAACGTAAGGCCAAGATCATTGGCAATATCGTCGAGCGTGGTATCAAGAAGGTTGGGATCGTGGTGTGTGCGTACGTCATCTTGGACACCGTCCGTCGAGTCGCAGTTGAAACAGTAACTGAGTAATGGAACCAAGAGAGAGCCTACAAAGGCTCTCTTTTTCTTCGCAAGATTTACATGCATTTTAATGAGAGAACTACAAAGGAGATAATCATGTGGAAGGATAAGTTGAAGGCGTATTGGGACGAGAACCCAGTCGCAGTCATCCTCGTTGGAGCTATGGCAGTTACGGCTGCCGCAAAGCTCATCGATGCGATGAGTGCGGCTCAGGGTCGTCGTGCCTACGCTCGACAGATCGACTACAAGATCAACCACAGAGTTTGATCGCAAAGGGAGAGTCAGCAATGACTTTCCTTTTTTTTCGCAACTTTTACATGCACTATAATGAGAGAATGCATAGTCAGTGTAAAAGTCCTCATTGGGGGCACACTGTGGTGGAAAAGTCCCCATTGGGGGCACACCTGACCTAGCAAGCACTAGGCAATGTATGCAATCTCTTTATTTTTTCTTCGTAAGATTTACATGCATTGTAATGAAAGAACGTACAGTGCAAACTGAAAAAGGTAGCCCTCGTGGCACACACTGGCAGTGCAAACTGAAAAAGGTAGCCCTCGTGGCACACACTGCAGCATACGTTCTTTTCTTTTTTTTCGCAACTTTTACATGCACTATAATGAGAGAGTATGCTCACAGTGACAAGATAAAAAATTGGCTTTATGCCGGACACTGATAGTGACAAGATAAAAAATTGGCTTTATGCCGGACACTATAACATACCTCTCATTTATTTTTTCTTCGCAAGATTTACATGCATTGTAATGAGAGGAAGGTGAGACACGAATGTGAGCGGAGAAGATCCGCTTCCACCTGAGGAACAATTTTCGATGGGTTGTTCCCCCTAGCCTCTCATTTTACTTTTTCTCAACAAGAAAGAAGATAATGATCGAACAAATTAAAACTCATATTGAAAAGCATAAGCTTGCTTATTCTTGTGCTACCACAGGCGTAATAATCGCAGGATTTACAGCCATTATAATGAGAGGACGTTATGAGGCACTAGCCATTGGCGGAGCCTATGGACTGAAAACTGCAGATACTTCGGTTACCATGCGTCCTCTATGTTTTTTATCTAATCAGAATAACGTTGTTAAAGTTATTAATAAATATGGAACAGGACGTCCTGGATATTTGATTAGAAATTTAGCTACTAATGAATATTTCTCTTCTCAACGTGAAGCAGCAGCTATTTTTGATATTTCTGAGTCATTGCTGTCAAAACATTTAGCTGGAAAAATTCCAAATGTTGATGGTTATCAATTCGAACGTATTTATATGGCTGCTTAAGGAGGAATCATGGATTGTCAATGTAATCATGGTCATCGATATGGTTTCTTCAAATTTGTTGGAGACGTATTCATGACCGTTCTCACTTGTGGGTTCTGGCTCATCTGGATCTTTGTAAGGGAGATGCGGAATCGATGAACAAATTGACTCAACTCAGTGGAGCACTGCTAAAACACATTAAAGCTAATTCACCTCATATTTTCTCTGTTGCTGCCGGAGTTGGGACAATTACTACTGCAATTCTGGTAGGAAAAGCTTCATTTGAGGCAGCTCGAGTAATCGATAGGATCGAGGCTGAAGATGGATATGCTACCGACCCAAGAGAACGATTCAAGATTCGCACCAAGCTCGTCTGGAAGCTTTATATTCCGTCCGCAATTTCCACTGTTTCTACAATCGTGTGCATTGTTGGCGCTAATCGAATGGAAGCAAAAAAGACAATTGCCGCTCATGCTGCGCTCGCTTTCACAGAACGAGCATATTCTGACTATCGAGACAAAGTGGTTGAAGAGTTCGGTGCACGTAAGGATCAATCCATTAGAGATAAAGTGGTCGCCGACCAGATAGCAAATAAACCATCTCCCTCGCAAGACGTTCTAATTACTGGTCCAGGTAATGTTTTGTGTTGTGAGTTGTTCACGATGCGATATTTTGCATGCGACATGGAAACATTGCGAAGGGCTCAGAATGAACTGAATTCAAAGCTTTTGAAGCATGATTATGCAACACTAGATGACTTCTATTATATCTTAGGGCTAAAGTCGACATCTGCATCAGGTAATCTTGGTTGGACATCCAATAAGCTCATGGAGCTCGTATTTTCCACGACTTTATCGGACGATAATCGGCCCTGTATTACATTCGAGTACAATTATACCAAAACACTGTAAAGGACGCTTACAATGGATAACAAGTACAAATGGAGCATCGTTCTGTTGATCCTCCTTATCCTCACTGTCG